GATATGCCATAGTCATTCTCTCTTTTGCAAATGCCAGATCCATTACAGGCTCCGGTGCATGGTAGATCCCATTCTCAATGATCTCCTGGATCCGCCACTCAACATCTCTCTCAAGTACATCATATAAACTGGTTACACTCTCCAGGTCAGGGAAGTCAAGCAATCTGACAATATGCTCTCTCTGGTTAATGACACCATTCTGGATAAGTTCGGTTACAGCTTGTAATCTTCCAGCTGGTGTACTTGGCAGAAGTGAAACTGGATATGCCTGGAGTATATAATCATTTTGGGCCATTTCCACATCCTTAAAATCTACCTCCTGGAGTGCATTTGATTTGACCCCGCGAACAGGAAAAGTCCCTGACTCTTTGACAATTTCCCGCGCGAGATCAAAAAACCATTCTGCACTGTCCATGAATGCTCTCTCAAATCTCTGGCCTACTGAAATGAATCTTTCAGTCTCAATATCATGGTATGTTCTGAGTGCTGCACCAGATTCCAAACCTGGTGGTTTCTTACCAGTTGCGGACAATTCTGATATGCCTGCAATCTCATAGGCTTTGCCGAATAGCCTTTCCATGTGGCTATAAACTTCAGGGTGCATTGCAGTTGGATTGTAGCTTGTTGGTGGTTGTCCCACATAGTTTACAATCGTCCCTGGTACGTTTCTAAGGCGCGACTCCACCACTCTGGATCCGTGCTGCACAAATAGCCAGGGAACACTGAGGAGGTGCATAGATTGCTGGATCCTGAGTGCGAGCTTGTTAATCTCCATTTGAATGTTTTTAAGCTGCTCTGCCAGGGATATTCCAGCAAATCCAACACAAGCATCTCCCCAGGTCATAAAGACAAATGGGTATCTGGTATAGTTATACTGCTCATCTTCGAGGATGACATTCTTCATATGGATAACATGCCTGCCATCATCGGCATCATGGACACTTGGCAAGTGCCAGGATTCCACACATTCAACCATATCTGCTTCGTGTCCTTCTTCATCCATGAAATCTTTATCTTTTGAAGATGCAGCAAATCTCAGCTCCTCTTCCCTTTCTGGAAAGTGCATTATTAAAGTCTCCAGGGGGATCTGCTTTACCTGGTGCAGTGATGGTGGTTGCTCTGAATATAAAGATGCGTTTAGGTCCCATAGTATTTCATTAGGAAATACTCTCTCCACAAACAGCTCCTTTCCTTCTCTGCCAATCTTCATGCAGGCAATGTCAAATATGCAGCTATCCTGGAATACTTTGGGCATAACATCATAGATATTTGTCTGGTAAAAAATACCTTCCATTACATCAGTCAAACGCCTGGCGTTCTGGCGGAGTTTGTAGTCTCCACGCTTTGTCAGGTACATCGGCTTTGGCTTGCTCTTGCCAATCCTGGAAACCAGGGTGTCAATGATGTTGCCAACTACGTTCATCCGCATTCGGTAGTCATCAGCATTGGTGGTCATCCGGTGGTGTGGATCCACTCGGTCAAGCATCTCATAGTCTCGCTGAGTGTACATTCTCAGCATATCCATGTTCAGCGAGTGCCTACCCCTGTGATC